TCCTTTTCTTCCTTGATCTTATCTAAATCTACAACGACATGGACGAGAGTTTTTTGGGATACAATCTTTTTAACAATGGTATATTTGAGTGTAGATACTCCGTTATCGGGTACAACTACCATTTTTTCATAAGCAAGATTATCTTTTTTATCTTTTAGCTGGACTTTAACCTTTTCTTCTAAAGAAACCATTTGCTGATCAATTTCTTCCAAATCCAGAATGGCACCCTTTTCTGGATACCCTATTTTCATACCGGACTCGTGAATACGTAAAGCAAGATTCGTATCTTCTCCTCCCCATCCATAAAACGCATTTGAATACCCATTTATTTTTTCAAATTGTTCAGCGGTAAAGGCACATGCTGCTCCTAAAAATGGCTTTTCTCCCTTATTTAATAGAGCCTTCCCCTTTTTATTACGAGAATGATATCGTGTACCTTCAATTGCTAAAGCAACAGGTGTATCTGGCTTTGTATTATAGTATTTTGTAAGATTTGTATCTGGGATGGCATCTATATCAGTAAAGATATAGTGTGAAAACTTAATACCATGTTTTTTTTCATGTTTTATTGCCATCTCAAAGCCAATATTTTTAAGTTTACCGATATTAAACAGGTCACCTTCGTTTTGTTCAATGACAAATATTGTAGAGTTTATGAATAGTTTTGGCATTATATTCAAAAAGTTATCCTTTTGAATCTGACGTGAACCATCTGGTGAATCTCTGAATATGGTTATTATAGCCATAGGTGGGCTCGTTGGTAAGTCATATGATGATCTCATAGAAGCAATTGAGTTTAATATTGATGACATATGACCTAGGATCTTATCTTTAGTCAAGTGTTCTTCGTAAAATACTTTGGCATTATCGGCAATTTCTCGACATTCATCATCATGTGCTAAACACCACTTTGTTTTTTCAACCAAGTCGGATAAATCTTCTTTAATTGGAATAAAATGTTTCATTGGCTCCAGCATATGAGAAAACCATAGCCTATATTCGGATTCGGGTACAAATAAAACACTTCCTGATGCAAGTTCCCCACCCATTCTAAACGCGGAAACGTGTCCATCAAGATATAAGATGAATTTATATTTGAACTTTTCTTCGTCGGTGATTCTAGGTTTAAGTTTGATATTCTTAAGCTTTTCAGTATCAATGACTTGAATTGGTTGTTTTTTGAGCTTTTTAGGACGAGCATTCCATTCAACAATACCAACATCCAGGAGCTTGGGATGTTTTTGAGCAAGAGATGCGGCTTTGAGACGAATATTAGTGCGTACGGTTATACCACACCCTGTTGCCGACCCTCTGAAGATAACTTTGGGTATTTTATCTTCCCATGGAACCGAATTTGCCAAACCAGATTTCGTACAGCCCTTTTTCCAGTCATGATAGTATTTCCCAGACACACGCGACCAGTCATCTACATTGGGAATTGCAACATCCGCAAAATCCTTTGTTACACTTGCTGATAAGATTGGAGTAAATGGTTTTCTTTGCAGGTGTTTTGGAATAAAATTAGGCACCGCATCATATAGATGATTATACGGCTCTCGAAGATCGTTTCTTAATAATGGGAAATCGCGAACATTTATAAAAAATTCACAATCTTGTATAGAATGACCCTTACAAACCTCTTCTATGAGGTCCTTATATATGTTTAAGCCGTGATCACCTTCGCGGTTTCCGTGTGCGAGGGCTCGGATATTACAATTATTCAATATCCATCGAGTACGATTTTTATCAAGACTAAGACCTTTTGCGTTGGCAAATTCTTCAACGCGTTTTTCTGCCTTTTCATACAAGTCATCTCTTTTTTCCTTCTTTCGTTGTGTACTCTTAATTTCTTTGAGTAAATCAAAGTCTTCTTTATCAAAATAAAGACGCTCAATAAAGGGGTTCTTATAGCGAGCGTTAGAAAATGGTAAAAACAGTCTAACTTTAGAATCTCTTATCATAACAAAGATTGCCTTTTTAAGGTGATAAAATAGGTATTCAAATGTATCGGATACCGATTGAAAGTTATAATTTCTATATAATGGAGATATATCGTTTACCTTATTATGAATTATGCTCTTATTGGATGATGAGTCAGGGTAACTGATGCGAAGTGGTAAAAGTCCGTATCTTTCTATGTCTTCCCAGTCTCCAGCATGATAATACAAGTGATCAAATTTAATACGACTTGATGTAAACTTGGGATTTGTTATTGGATATGGTTTCTCATTTTCTTTACATTCTTCTTCACTATCATAATATCCTTTTCGCGTATTATATCTTTCGGCATCAATAAGTAAATGCTTCTTTGACTTTGCAGGTGACTTTGTAGAGGACTTTGAAGGTGACTTTGCGAGTGACGTTAACTTTTTATGACAACATATATCACCATGTTTATTCTTTTTTTCAATTTCATCATCCTTACACGGAAGATCAAAAGGAGGTTTCTCACACGTTGTACGTTTTAGGGTTCTAAAAATGAGACGTCTATTCTTAAGTGTAAATTTACCCGGAGAATTCCTTGGGTTTTTTATAATTTTATTGTTCTTGATTGGAATAATCGCATCATAATGAAGTCCAGAATCGTTAATACCATTATTAAATAAATATACCATCCTATCACATTCAACTACATCTTTATAATCTGGTGTAAAAATCTGCCATTCATTCTTATAAGTACCATAGTCCGCATAAACCGCGATACATAATCCAAGGACTTTTGCAGTAAAACGTATTTCTTCGTCGCGTGCCCAATCGTCCTCACTTTCTTGGGTAATTCTTTTACGCATTTCTTCCTTATCATCCTCCGTAAACTCGTCAGTCATTGTATCAATATATTGTGTCAAAAACTCTCGAAGCTCATAACCACCATCGTCGTCCCCACCAGGAACTTTTTTATTAAGTGCATCTTTTAACTTAGTGTCGGGGAATTTTTTGTAATCGGGATAAAGTTTTCTCAAATTAACCATAATAGCATGATAGAAACATGTGCCGTCGCCATTTACAACAAGTATATTCCACAAATTTTTATCTTTAGGTAAATCCTGAGAAGATTTATACCCGTGTTTTTTTAATGAAGGACCAAGATATTCACTTACAGACTTAGTTCTATCTAATAATGGCTTAGAAGATTTCGTCTTAGCAACTTTCTTAATGGTGGATTCATGGGGTTCTTGGGGTTTTTGAGGTTTTTGAGGTTTTTGAGGTGATTTGGGTAATGGAACCTTGATCTTTGGGAGAGCCTTTTGTTGTTCTTTAGTATGATCTTTAGTACGATCTTTAGTAATTTTCTTTTTTCCTTTATAACAACAATCTTGACCATTTCTATTATCAATGTGATACCCTGGATCACATGGTGGGGGTGGATTTCTTTTATTACAAGACATTATTATTACTAACTCGAAATAATATTATAATATAATCTCATGCAAATAAAAAATAATTTGTTACTAGTAATCTAGTCAAATTCGACGGGTTCTTCGTCAGGAATAAGACATTTTGTAGCCCAACGTTCTGCAGCATCTTCTCGAAGAGATTTAGAGTCATTAGCAACACCCTCTAGAATCTGCTTTGACATAATTGATTTCGCAAAGTCTTTGAACTTATCAACTTCCTTTTTAGATTCATTCGCCAAATCAACAAATGGCTTCTTATCTTCGTTACTCAAAGTATCCCATAGTAAAGAAGCCTTTTTCATACACTCGACTCCCTTGAGAGATGATTTCTTAATATGGTCTTTTAGAAACGCCATCCACGGTGAAGTAGCACGAGGAACCTTTACCTTCTTATGTTTAGCAGTGGCTTTCCAATCTGGGTTTGCTTCCATAAACTTTGATCGTGCTTCTTCGAATTTTTCATTCGAAATATCATTCCACTTTGTCTTTTCTTCATCTCCAAGATTTTTCCATGTAGAGGCAGCATCGGACATAACTTGCTTCGCATTTTCTAGTTTACCATTTTCATCGCGGAGACGATCACGGAAATCATTACAAAACAACAAGTATCCGGAGAGCTTCTTAGGGTGCTCTTTTCCATTTTTGATACTCTGCTTCAGTTTTTTCTTAGCCTCACTTTTGGTTGTAGGGAAAGGAATGTCCCTAAGTACTTGTTTCTGCATAAATGTCAACTCCAGAGTAGAAGAAACCAAGTCAAAGTACTTAGAAATTTCTTTTTGCGAGATAGTCGACATAGTTATGTTGTATGTTTATTTCGTTTAACATGTGACCCTTGCTTCATTTTTTTAAAAAAAAATCCTCAAAACATACTTATACTTTCGTACTTACTCCCCCTTTGATAAAAAATGAATAAATTAATACCTTAAGTAAGTAACAAAACATCAAAAACTCACAACACTCAAAACACCATGTCTACCGAAAAGGTCTTTCGTGCCAAGTTCACTGGAAACTGCCAGAAATGCAATAAGAAAGTCTTTATTGGTGATGATATTGTTGCTTGGAAATCAAGTGCTTCTATGGACGATATAGCTTCTATCATTGGAAAATATAACGCCCTGGATGTTAAAAAGTTCTTACCTAAACAAACGTGCTGGTGTCACGCCTTGTGTAATAAGAACTCTACCGAGCCTTTGAGAGAAAAACGCAAGTCTAAGCCCCCTCGCCGTTGGGGAGAAGAATCTCAAGATACCACCCGCTATCATCAAGTTGACCTAAGAACCCGTGCTGCCCGATGCAAATATACGTAAATTGACATTAATTGTAATAATCTATTTTTCTTTTTCTTAATTAGTCTTTTCCATCCGTGCTCTTAAATAGCCTGTATTTTTTAGTAAAATTTAGTAAAAATAAAAATGACCGAAGGTGGTCTTTAGTGAGAATTACAAATGTTCGAATACATTTGTATGATACCATATACCAAAGATAATAAAAATCTATTGGAAGATATAGCAATAAAATACGAAGGATTTATATCAAATCGTTCCGCTTATAATTTCCCATTGGTTTATGCAAAAGATTATATTACGAATGGTAAACTATTTGGTGTACAATTAACTCCTAAACATGAGTATTGTATATCGTATTGTATATCGCATTCTTCATCAAATGATATAATACATGAGGTGCTTCACGCATTATACTTTAAGGACGATAAATATCGTAAGTTTGTAAAGTTATTTTACGAGAGTCTTGATAAAAGACAGTTCCAGTGTGTTCAAAATTATCTATTATCACTCGGTTATCCAACATATGTCTTAATTGATGAATTTCAAGCATACTACTTTACAGATACAGATTTTGGATTAAATAAATTAAATAAGATGTCAAAAAAGAACAAAGAAAGGTGTATAAGATACCTAAATACAAAAGGTATCAGATGTTAGTTTACTCTCTCACTATTAGCGATAATCTTACTGAATACATATGCTGTTAGAATATACGATATGAGCATTTGTAGGCAAGATAAGAGTCGTGTATATACTTTTCTTGGATAAATATCACCAAACCCTTGTGTGAATAATGTATATATACTATAATAGAGGTAGTTTAAATACGTCTTTATGTTATAATTTTTGTCTGACTTAGTTACATTATGATTTACAACAAAAGCATTTTTATCATTGATATGAGATAGATAATATATATTCGCAAAGACTAAAACCGAACTAATAAATATACTTACGAGAGTAAGAACGTTGAATTCACCTGTTAATTTTTGATTGAATAACCGAATACAAAGTATTCCAAAGTCTAAACAAAAAAATACGATACATAACGTGACCAAAACAGATATTATTTTCTTGTTTATTACCTTTTTGTTCTTGTTATGAATTTTATTATATCTATCAACATACATATGATAAAATGACTAATGATGGAAGTAAAGTAGAATATGCTAAATACTTCATAAGTCTAAAGCCATAAATTGATATAGAAAATTCGGTTAAATCCATTACTAATTAAAATTATAATTAAGTATGGAAGAGTCTCCATTTTTCATTTACGGTGATATGTTTGTATGCGATTACGATACTTCACCTCCGGCTTCACAATATTTTGACCCTATAATACCCTATCTAGGGTGGATATATACTGTAGAAAAGATATACCAGATCTTAAGAGAAAAGTCCCATAAACAAGATTGCAATCATAACAGATACTCGGAAAGTAATCGGTTTGAAATCGTCTAATTGGAATTTTGGATGAAGGGAGGATGCGAGAACGGGCATGACCGAATTAAATGCATAATATATAATAACCGATTTCAAAAGAATGAACATCAAGACTACCAAAAACATCTTAATTAACAAATCACCCTTATTAACTACACCCCCTCCGTTCTGAAAATTATCATCGTTTATTATTCCGAATGCGTTATTGACTACACCTGTCATATCAAACAAAGAAACCATTTATATATAATAACATTTAATTATTCTTTTTTATGACTAACAAAGAACCAAAAAATATTTATAAAGAGTATTACAATAAATCCATGGATGACATTAGAAACTTAGAGAAAAAAGAGTACTTTTATACACATACCCATTGGAACATGGCACTTTATTCTTATGGGGAAATAAGAGAATATGGAGATTTTTATGATGAATTGACATTTCGATCTAAGAAACGATACATAACAAGAGATACAAATGATATTGGTAAAAGATTCTTAGGACTCCTATGATTTATTATGATCTATAAATCCCGTGAATCCGGGTGTAAATATCCCCAATAGATACTTCCGGTATTTCTTGTTTGTGATCTGATACATCTTATGTATTCGTTTCTTTCTTCTACTGTTAGACTTGCGAAAAGAACTAAAGTCATTCTTTTTAAGACATTCAAATCCGTCTCATAAAAAGACCACACTGGAACTATATTTTTTACATATCCTCTATTCATAAAGTCTAATTTACCATTTGAAATTGGATATAAACTCATAGAAAAATTAATTAAATCACGAAATATCCATAAATACCTTATATTTTTATCCCAATGTGGCTCAACCAAATACTTATTGATATAGATATCTTTAAGTTCCGAAAACTGAGTTATAAATAGGCGAATATCTTCCAATAGTAAATTGTTTTGTGGTTTTCTAGAGAAGGTTTCTATTAAATTCAAAACACATGCGTCGAGTAAGTACATATATTTTATTTATGGTCTTATATTTACGTTTATTCTTGTTTATTATCGTATTTGGGAAGTAACATACTAAGAGGTATACCCGTGGTTTCAGAGAGGTTGATGAGTGTGCGAACCGCATTATCTCTTTCTTTTGTATAAGGAGTATTTGGTCCGTAAAGCAAATAAAAAACCAAAGCCCACGATGTACCAGTGCCACCAATTGTAAACTTGTATCTATCCTTTGTGGTCAATTCATTAGAACGATCTCTAAAGAGGAATATGGGTCGGAAGATATTTGGAGTCTCGAGGTGGTACTTCATAAGAGTATTGTATGTTATTATAAGTTCTTCGGGGTTTTCTAGTTTTATTTTGAATACATTACTTTCATTTGTTATGGAATAGCAGTATTGATTACGAACCAATAATGCCATAAGATATTCTTTATTCTTCTTCGGTGTATCACCATTTGTAAAAGTAACTTCAATGCGATCCAAGCGTGTTAAAACAGTATAATAGTCTTCTTCTTTTTGAGACGAAATCTCTAATTTATTTCGTAGATCTTCTACTTCTGCTTTAAAGCGTTCATTTGAAATATTGACATTCACCGCCATGTATAAAATTTCTGTTTCGTAAATAAGGTCTTTCAATAAATCAACTTCCTTACAGTTAAGTCTATCCTCGTATTTATAAAGTTCTTTGAGTAAAAGATGATATGTAACGATGTATATAATGAATATAGGATTACCGAGTCCAGCTTTTGACATGATCTCAATATTATTTTTAATTACTTTGAGTGCTTGTAAGACAAACATATCATCGAATAACTCGGAAAGATCGTCCGTGCGTAAGTGAACAGGAATCTCTTGTACATTGGCTAAACTAGTTAATGGCGTCGGTTCTTCATATGATGTACCACCAAGATATACTGTATTCGAGATACCATGGAAATTTTGGGAATTTTGTGCATTTTGTCGGTGAGAATAAGAATCTCTAATAAAATCTACAAAGAGCATATGTGTTTTTTGAAAGATATTCTCTCTTTCTATAGGGTCTTCAATAAGGCTCTTCGTATATACATGATCTATTGAGTAAAGTGCCTTTGTTAAATCATACTCATCCTTCATTTCACTTATATTTTCCTTTAGTGTCTTCCTCAAAGGATCAAGATGGAGTGCGTGAATTGTCGTTTGCATTTCACGAAACTCATGAAACTCACAAGATTCCCTATAGCTATCTTGTGGGAATAACACCCTTTTGGTATCAAAAACAGGTTCTTCTCTATTCCATATAGCTTCTTTAAACTCCTTTTTCTTAGGACCAATGGTCACATTTTGAAATATGATATTTCCTGGTAAATTCTCTGTCATTGTGATATCTGGATATGGAACGGTGTTTGTTCGTGTATACCATGGCTCTTGATTTAATATTGTCTTCATCTCATCTCGATGGTAAAAGTCTTCACTTGGTTCACTTGAAGGTGCTTTTCTATAATAATCAAGATAAACAATACTTAGAGTTGTTTTGAGAAAGGATTCACATGGTAGTGTTGTCCGAATATCAGTTCGAATATCCGTTGTCTTACCCGAAAGTTCTCTATACGGATCTAAAAAATAAACATGAAGTGATGTCTTAAGTGATTCTGATATTTCTGATATTTTATCATCATTCTTCATCTATACTTTTTCTAGTACATTTTCTCTGAAATTGTTTATGAAACATGGTATTATACATATCACATATTTCAATGATATCACCAGAACCATTCACATCATAGTTTTCGTCTTCTTTACTATCTGGAACAATCTCAGATATTGCTCCTATGAATGCATCATGAGAAGAAGTACCCTCTCTTTTAAGTTTTTCGTATTCGGCTTTGAATTCTTTCCTTGTTTCTGGATTTGATATATATTTTTCCAAGTCAATCTCCCCATAGCATTCGTTTATAGGAGTTCCATTCCCAACCCGATATATTGCATTTCTACATAATTTATTTCCTATTGAATATGTTCGATCCTTATAAACACCTGTTGAACTCGCAAAGGACATGGGGGGACCATATAACATAATAAAATATTCATATAGACTTGGAACAGCATGTAACAAAACAATAACTTTAAATATCGTAGATCCTATATGTGACCCCCATTGATTATAAATCCCATTTTTCATCGACTCTCTTAATGATTGTGTAAAGGGTCCGGAAATTGATTGTTTTTTGTTTCCTCCGAATATTAACCTCCATATGTATAATATAAGGCGAAAAAACAAAAGTGATAGAGTTACGATGAGCCATGTTACAGCAAAATAAAACCAAGCTATTATCCAACCATATGCTATATATGCAAAGTGTGATATCGCCCAAATAGCCGCACCTATTAACTTGACACATATACTCGAATATTCGTTCCCACTAAAGAACATCCATAGAATGATACAAATTCCTATAACTGACACTAAAAATTGTTCTACTCTCATCCCAATATCAATAAATTCTTCCGGTGGTTCATCATTGTTTATGTGTGGTGCAAGAATCGAATCCGGGGGTCTCTGAAATCCATGATATGAGTTAAGTTCAATATCTTTTTCGTCGACAATTTTTTTCGGTGCCTTGAGTTCACCGTCGTTATAATACACTGGAATACTATCATCGTTAATCTCCGGAAATGCTATCAGCTTTGTGGTTTTTACAGAATCAAAATCGGAAGAAGGAATAGTAGCTGGTTTATCAAATACAATGTTGGTATACGTATAATCATCTGAATTATCCTGATTGTCATCACCCGATTCATAAAAAGGATATCCACCTTTATATAAATAAAATGACCTTTTATCGGGAAGTAGACGTTCAATATTCCAAGTGCCACTTAAATTATCTCCAGATACAAGGTCATTAAGTTGTCGAAAAGCATCATTTTGCGATGTATATTTATTGTTTATATCACTTTCGTACAAAACTTGTAAAGGATAAGATATAACAAGTCTATCTGAAGGGTCTTCTATATTTTCATGAACAAGTGTCATTTCGGCATCACTCTCGTGAAGCGACGTATGGGCATGATGTGATACCAAAAACCATAATAGTCTATATTCATACTTGCGAAATATAACATCGTACTCTTTTGTTCTATCTTTTCTAGTAACATTAAAGACCCCTTTTGTACTATTGTAAATAGGAATAACATTTGTATATTGAAGATTTAAATCACATAGAACTCGACATGGGTTAGTTTTTTTATGTGTTCCAATGTATAACGGGGCATTACTACTCATTAGTCTTTCCAAAAAATTAAATTTCCTAAATTTCCAAGAGATTTATCATAATCATATAAACACGCTTTCTAAACTGATCTACATCATCCCACCCCGTTGATTCAAACATTTTAATCCTATATTCTACGTTTGACATTGGCTCACCCCCACTCGTAGATTCGAAAATAAGTATTCCACCATTATCTTTAATATATCCTAAATGTTCATTTCCACCTTTATCACATAACGTAACAGATAGAGTCGGATTGAATTTATTTGCCTGTTTCAAGAGTTTGAGATAGATATTACCAGCATTATGATTTGGCTTTAACCAATCGCTTGTTAATTCCGTATATTCTTTTCTACCTGATAAGTCGGAATATGTAAAACCATCCTCTGTAATACTTTCATCATTGATTGAATCATCGAATACCAATGCTGATATAGTCTTATTTGAAGAATTATATTTGAATTCGTTGGGTGAATAATGTAGCACCTTTATGACCAAACCCTCTCCGGTATCAAAGCGTCTTGATGGTTGGAACTTGAGTTTCTTCTTTGTCTTCTTTTTATTTTTATTTCTTTTCTTAATAACTCTACCTTGATCACCAAGAGCCGTATAAATGCAATTATCTTCTTGAAATAAGAAGCATTTGATGCCCCGTTTTTTCTTGAGTGAAATAAATCGCACTACTGGTCCATCAAAAATAGACTCAAAGGTGGGAATAACATCAACCATAGATTTATCATAATAGTCATTTAATCTGTTTTGTAAAAGCGAATTAGGCGAATTACGACTAAAATCAAAATCAGATAAATACTCATTAAACGTATCATTTTCTGATTTTAATGCGTTTATCTCTTGTGTAAATCCGTAGTCTCTTGCAGGACTTTCGAGCTTAAGCACACGATTAAAATTACCTGAAAAAAATGGAATACCAGAATAAACTTGGTCTTCATGAAAAGTTTCTATGCCAATAATACGTAACTCTTTGTTTCGTGAAGCATTCAATAAGCATTTACTATCCTCATTAAATAGGAAATGAATATGATTATCCTCCTTGAATATATATCCTTTTAGAGACTTTTCAAATCCTTTAACCGAAAATGTAACAACAGGGTGATCTCTCTTGTATAGTAATACTTCATAAGGAAGGATAGGGTCTCCATTAAGTTCGGCTATATATTGTCTTCCATATGAATCCGGAAGGTTCCATGTTCCCACGACATTAGAATAATCTCCGTCAATCGTCTGTCTTCCTGCAAAAAGGGGTAATGAATCCTTATATTCTGATTCAGCTCCTAGTTTAAATGGGTGTTTTAATTCCGGATTGAATGTGAGTATAAAATCTTGGCTTAACGTGACAAACTTATGTGTTTTCAATAACGGACAAAATACCAGACTTAGGTTATCTTCAAATAGTATACCTTCGATTTCATACTCACTTGATACAGACTTAAGAGAAACTACATCTTTATCTAAAACGTTTCCAATAGAGCCTTTATTTGGTATATTTGATCGTAAGTCGGATGATAAAATGTCATCGATATTATCTGAAAATCTTATACAATCATACAAGTTCCATAAGAATTTTGTTCCACCACCATTTATAGTAACAAACGAAGTCCCCGTTGAACCATGTGAACGAAGCGTCATACTACACGTCTCACTTGACTCCATTCCCGATGATGATTGCCTCGTTTCTGTAAATGAAGTACAATTCTTTCGGTTATTTTTCTTAGAAAACATGTTATTCCATAAATCACAAAACAAGTATTCCCATTTCCCTATTTCAACACCATTCATCATGTGTGGTTTTGTATAGTTTCGATGTATATCAATAAAATCTTCACCGAGAGACGCGGCTGCTATCTTCACAGAGTTCTCTGCATTTTTCCCTGTCTTTCTCGCTTGTTTAAATTCATCAATAAACTTTTTTCTATCATTCGGATTTGTTATATATTTTCTCATATCTGATTCCCGATAACACGGATCTATCTGGGTACCACCTATATATCTTACATTATTTCTACATATAGAATCCTTTGGTATATGTCTCATGGCAGGAAGATCGTAAAATTTCATTTGAGTTCGGGAAGATATTGCCCATATAATTGTTAATACTGCTGTAATCGGATACTCGGGTCTATTATAAATACCCTCTTTTAAAGCACCTTTAAAAATTCCAGGGTATGAATTTTCCCAAAATACATTTATAAGAGATGCAAATCCCAAACATATCCCAAGTAATATACTTATAAAAAAACGAGAAAAGTAAATATAATTAATATGATACGGTAGCCATATGAAAAGTCCGATAAACTTCCCGATATAATGAAGTCTTTCAAAATTAAATATAGCACCTGCCTTGAAAAATCCCAATATGAGAATTACACCCACGAATCCCGCCAGAAAAACGAGCATTCTTCTACCATTTTTATCTTCTTCACCAATGTCTGCTTCCAATTCACCGGTTTCTTCATCACCACCATCGTCTCCATCGTCGCTATCGTCATCATCATCTTCAGTATCTTTTGTAAGCTTGACTCCATCAGTTTGATACGTAGGGTAGCACTTTGTGATAATACTCTGTTGTGTTACTCCTTCATATGATACAGTTGATCCGTTATTTTTGAATAGCTTATTTGGTGTAATATCATCACCGCCATCACCACCACCGCCATGTTTTCTATTTCCTAAAACATCCGAATGTATATTAGTAGAATGTGTAAATACGATTCTAATAAACTCCCCCCCCGGAACAGAAGTATTTGTGATTGGATCAAAATCACTATGGTACCAATAAAATTCTTTTTGTGTAGGATAAGTATGTGCTGGATTTAAATTTTCATCAACGGGAATACTTACGGTATTTCCTACGTTATGTGTTGGGAACTTGCTAAAAAAACTATAACTTAAACCAACAGATGTTGATTCACTAAGTGGAACAAAAATATAAAGCCTTTGTGAGGAAATAACTGTATTTTGATGAACAAAAACACATTCATAGTCAAATCCTTGATTGTGAATAGCGTTTCTAATATACATGGAAACTAATTTATCAGCGACTTTTTTGAAGAATACATTACCTTCAGTTGATACGAATTCTACCATTGGACCTTCTGAATCCGATTGCGATTTTACTTGTAACTTATTGGTATCAAACTTTAAATGAAGGGGACATAACATATTACATTGAATTGATTGAGAATCATCAAGGGTTATCATTAAAACATGTGTATAAAGAAATTTTAGTATTATAAATCTACGCTACGAATCCTAAACCAATTCCTTTTGCGATATGAACAGTATACGAAATTGGTCCTAAATCCGGAACATCGTCTTCTTCAACACCAGCTTCACCACCACCAATTGTTATCACATTCAGATTTCGCACATAATTAAACTGATAGATGGAACCATATATAGAATCATCTAAAGTCGTAATCTTTTTTACAGAATCACTCCCATTCAAATAAGTATCACCCAACTTTCCTTTACACATATAATCAACACCACCATTAAGTAAAGTACCAAAATTTATGGATAATGCGATACACGCTAAGAACGACCCACTTCTATTTATCCTCAAAACAACATTGTATTCTGGTCCAAAGTCAATTGCATTTGTAGGGGTTCTATCCGCAAATACAATATCGTCGATTTGAAAAGTCAACACGGAATATGTAGCTTCTTCTCCAGTAATAAAGAGTGTATCCCCAAACGTAAGTTCATTATTGACTCTGAGGTTATCTGTAATAAGAGAAGGAGTCTCAATCTCATTGGTGGTAATCTTTGCAATGCGAGTACCAATGGGATTCTCAAACTCCAATGTCGATGACGTGGCATTAAATTTTGAAGTTCCATTTTCTATAGATAAGTCGGTTGGAGTTATGGTAACACTTGTATCTGTTCCTTGTACCTTTATCTCAGATGATACATTTAATGGAGTCGAAGAATCAGATAGAATTAAAGTATCTTCTATTGTAAGATTTTGAGCGGTAATTCCACTATTTAATATTGAGCTCGTAACAACAGATCCATCTCTTATTTCGATGCCATTTGAAGTGACTTTGGTATTATTCCCTAAATTATCCCCACATACAATCTCCCCCGCTTTTAGGTAAGAATAATTAGATGCGTCTTTAGATATGATACAAGGGGATTCTATTGTGACCTCATCATATCCGGTATCATTTGAATCAAAAATATATCCATTACCAATTTCGAGTTTATCGTCTCCCTCCTCAATAATTATTCGATTTGCTTCAATATTACCGCTTATGTCGGCATTTACACCTATTATTTTTCCTCCAGTTGTTTCTATGTCACCGTAAACAGATATATAGCCTGGTAAATTCAAATTACCAGACGAGTCAATCAAAGGATGATGTATCGTTTCATTTCCATTGATATCTGTTGAGACATGGTGAAATTCTTTGGCACTTACACGATTCTTACATGTTATACCATCTGTATCAATAATCGTGGCATCGGTTCGAATCGTATTTACATTAAGAGAGCCACTCAAGAACATATTTTTTGCTGTTATAATCCCTGTTTCTGTATTGAACTCCATATTCCCATTTGTATCTCCCGTATGAAATGCATTTGCCGTAAGTTCGTTACAATCTAGATTTCCAGTCAATGTAATATTGCTATAATTTATATTACCATTAACGGTCAAGTCGCCCTCCACTAATACAGTGCCATTTATAGTAACACCCTCATTACTTACAAATCCCGAAGCATCCATATGAATCCGAGTTTCTCCACCACCATTTTTAATCGTAACCTTTTTTGTACTAATGGCATCAATCGTAGCACCTGCACCACTTAAGCTAATTCCAGTATGATCAAAACGAGCAATCTCTGAACTACTATCTCCCAAATCGCTTCTTATTGATACTGATTTTGTCACAAACTCCGTCGATTGAATCGTCCCACTTGACTCTAAATTACCACCCGAATCTATTTTGAAAACCTCTTGTCCAGAAGAATCTTTCATAGTAAGATTATCCGATAACACAAGCGACTGACTCGTTATATTGTCAGTTGTTAAGGTATCACAACTCACATTTTGGGTAGTTATATTTTCTGCTTCAATGTCACCTGTAGTACTAATCGTTCCATCATCAGATATTGTAATCCCCGACCCATTTAGATCTCCATTGATGGTGACATTACCCGAAACGCTAATATCGCCACCTATCGTCAACCCTCCGACAAGTTCACCAGATACATTTGAAGAGTCGGTTGTATCCAATGAAAAAAATACGGTATTTGTAACACTATCTTCAAATATGAGACCAGAAGAGGTTCTTAAACGTATTTTTTTAACATCATTACTCGTATCATTATTCACATCATATATAGGAACCTGCACACCGTTCGTATCACTAGAATCACCACTGGGAGCCAATCCCGTATTATCGGCAAAATATAATGCATGATTCCCATGTTCGTCAAACCAAATACCATTTTGACTTCCATCGTTGCTTCCATTCATCAAGTTGAAAATTGATACGCCTCCATAAACAGAAAGTCCGCTTTCAAACACTATATTTGCATCTGCAAATGAAATTTCCCCAATGATATCAACATTCCCATTCATTATAATTTTATTACCGTTTAGTTCAATGTTCCCACTTGGTGTTGTAATCTTTACATCATCGCCATTAATCGTGGTCGTTTCACTTATCGTATTTGTATCCTTATCTACACCTATATTTATACTATTCGTACCAGACAGATGAGCCACACTAAATATAGCATCATTTGCTATATTAAAGTTCGTAGAATCTACATCAACAATCATTTCATAACTCTGAAACTTAACGACAACTCCCGAATCATTGGTGTCATCGGGGTCTGGAGTCCCAATGAGAATCTCATTATTCGCATGAAGTCCAATAAAATCTAATGGCTCAATGTTTGTATCAGCATTTGTATCAACATTTGTATCAGCATCCAAACCAACACGCAATGTATTATCCTGTAAGTGGACATACAAAGGGTCATTTAATACCGATTGTAATGTCGTAACATCATATTCGCCCCCTTCAATTGTAGGAAAAACACTAATACTACCCGTATGAGCTAAACGCAAGTTAGAATTTAGCTTCTTATTATTATCTTGGTGAAGTGATATTTCCGGAATCTTACTTTGACGAACCATAGAATATTACTATATCATTTATTCATAATTACGAATTGTTAAACCCACCGGAAAACGCGGAACTCCACCATTTGTCATCTCAAAGAATTTCACTGTCAAAAGTTTTCCAACATCATCTTTTGCAGACTTAAGAAGTCCCTTACGATGTTCAATAGTTCCGACGGGACGAACTTCAAATTTTTTTCCTTCTTGAGTTTCACACGTATAAATCACAGTATCTGTATCTTGCCCCTGTCCCGACTTGAATCCTGTAATCTTGAACTCGGCGTCTTGAAACTTTTTATACTTTGCAAGACCTTTTGAACGCTTATTCACCTCGTATGGTGTATCAAGATTACGCACCATAAGACCCTCATATCCACCTTTGAGAGCCGCTTCCAGAGCCTTATCTATTCCCTCCGCAGAATTGACCTTTTGTACTGTATTCTTACAACAAAGCTTTACATTACCGGGAAACACGAGTTTAGACATGACTCCCCATCGGTCTTCAAAACCCATGCTTGGGTTCCCCTTTACATACAAGTCATATACATGATATTCAACATGTTTCTCCAGTGGATCCGTATTAGCCACCGATTTTCTTTTTACAAGACCCGTCACTTGTTGAAATGTAAGAACTGGATTCAATCCAAAAGACCCAAGCTCTCCATCGAGAATAACATCGTGTAAGTCTACTCCCTTTACCTTTTTCATCATCTCATTTAGAGAATCCCGAATCATGTTCAAATTATGAAACTCTTTGCCAGTGCGGCTAATCAGGTATGGCTTGTTCTCAATAAAATGTACGAGACAACGCACTCCATCCAACTTGGGCTGAACCGCTACTGGAAAATTTGTCTTTTTGGGATCATATGTCTGTGCAAGCATCGGACGGAACTCTACTGGATTGAT